GGTGCTTCTTTATCGGGGCTAGGTATCCCTGCGCCAACATGATCATCTCTGCGAGCTGGATGAATGAAGTCGGTCGCCCGGTGCAAAGGTTCAAGGTTTGGATGTCGTTTGTGATCGCTTCGAAGGTAGCTGCAATAACGTCGTCGATGTGGATAAAGTCGCGCACTTGCTCGCCGGTTCCCCATACTTCGAATGGGTCGAGTTTGGCCTTGCCACGTGCGATCAAGGATGGGAATGGGTAATCGAGCGCCTGGTCGCTGCCGTAGCCGCTAAATGGCCGCAGGATGTTGACCTTGATTCCTTCTGCTCTGGCGTATCTGGCCAAAGTTTCGCCGGTCAATTTCGCCCATCCGTAGCTCAAGTCTGGGGTTCGAATGTGGTCGAGATTGATGTCGCCTTCTCGAAGTCGTTGCTGGTAGGCGGCTCTTTGTAGGTAGATCGGGTAAGCCGCCGAGCTGCTGTAATAGACGAGGTGCTTCGGCTTGGTTCTTACCGCCCACTGAAACATGTCGCTGTCGATCGCGAGGTCGCTGGCGACGGCCAAAGGGTTCCCTTCGATCGTGGCTCTGCCCCCGACGATCGCGGCGAGGTGAATAACGACGTCGAATCTGGTGTCGTCCTTCTTGAAGAAATCCCTGCAATCAATGCCGTTTGCGATGTCGATGCCGGTGATGTCATGGCCTTTGCCGTCGAGCGCTCTGTGGAAGGCGCGGCCAACGAAGCCGGCATCTCCTGTTATAAGAATCTTCATATGAGCCATTCTGCCAGGTATTTGTCGCTTCCTGATTCGGCCTTTGCCATCGTCTGGTCAATGCTGAAAACGAAGCGGTCGTCTGCTTCCAAAGCCGCCCCTATGTGGTGCAAGGTTGCCTTCTTGTCGATCGGGAATGGCCGGCGTCTGCTCTTTCCTTCTGTGGGGGTTTGGTAGTGCTCATCGTGGATCAGGGTTGCGCCCTTGATCAACGGCCAAATGTGGGCCGCTAGCCAGTCCTGGTCTTGCGTGTAGTAATTCTGGGCTTCTGGTGGTATGAAATATGGAATGGCCCGGGTTCGAGCTGCAAACATGCCGGCGCTGATCTGGTAATTGTGGCCTGTGGGGTGGTCTTTCATAACGTGGAAATCTAGGCCGCTTGCCAGAAACTCTTCGTGTGCGATCCGTTCCCGGTGCGTCAGCCTAGCGTCTGCATCGCGGCTGAGAACGATGTCGAATTCCTGATCGGTCAAAGCCTGAAATCGCCAGAGTTTGGCTGTGTGGTCTTCTGGCCCTGGCTGGTCTACGAGCTGCACGTGGGGAAATAGGCGAAGGGTTTGTTTGATGGATTCTGGAACCGAGGCCCCGGTGTAGAAGCGCAGGGTGAATCCTTTGAAGTGCCTGGTTGCCAGAATTGCGTTCTTGATCGCGCCGATCGTGTATCGCTCTTCGCTGCCGTATAAAGAGTACGCGATGAGCTGCTTCATGGCCTTAGTTTGCGCTTTAGCAATTCGTAGGCTTCGCTCTGAATGTAGTTCTGGAAAGCGAGCGCGTCGAATGAATATATTTCGGTCGCGTTGACTTCCTTGTATCCCTCATCCCATTCCGCTTTGCCTGCAATTGGGTGCATGTGCTCAACGATAACGTGATCGAGATAAGTCAGCGCTCCTAAATCCTGGCCTAGTTTCTTCCAGAAGTTATCAAGGTATAAATGCTTCATCTTTGGCGGAACCATGCCATCAAGCGCTTTGACGATGTCGCTGGTCATCGCGATCATGGTTGGAAGTCGTTCCTTCTGAAGCAGGTCGTTGCCGTAGGCCATTGACGGTCGCTTCTGCATCGCCTGGATAAGAAGTGCATCCCACCCGGCTGTGCGTGGGCGGTGGTCATCGCCTAAGAAGGCGAAGTATTTGTATTCGCCCTTCTTTACGATCGCACTGGCTGCCTTGTTTATTGGGTAAGCCATGCCCCGGGTTTCGTTCTCGATCGTCATGCACTTTTCTGCGCCTACTTCGTATTCGTAGGCATCGTGCTCTGGATCGTTTGCGTCAATGACGAAGATGATGTCTGAATGTGTGGAAAATCGATCGTGCTCTGCCAATAGTTCGACTGCGTTGCGTGGGCGTCCTCTGGTTGGTACGAGGATAATCATTTCGTTCATTTGTCTGTCGCAATCTCGCCGGCGATACTGGCGTATGCCGCTAAATCTACGAATGAGTCCAGGGTTTCTGTTTCCATCAAGCGTGCGACTTTAACTAGCGCCATGCATATCGCCACTTGCTGTGGGGTTATTTCGTGCTCCAGATATGTCGTCCATAAGTCTGCGATTCTGGAGTGGTTGGTCTTTGGATCGCCGTATGTTTGCTGGCGGTCTTTGGCTGTGAGTCGAGCTGCTTCTTGAAGAATTTCCCCCCGATTCATCGACTACTTTGCTCCGCGTCCGAATTCGATCGCCTTTGGATCGATGGCCTTCAAGATTGGGCCAGCGACTGCTGCGATTCCTGCTGCAAGGTATTCCTTGAGTGGGCGGTTCGGATCTGCAAGATAAAGAGCTGCGATTGCTGCTGCTCCTGCTCGCAGGTAGGTCATTGCAATTGCTTCGAGTTTGTTCTTATCCATTTGCGATCTCCTTAAATTTAGGGCGTCCAAATCCTACGATAAAGACTGGAAGTGATGGGTTTACCTTGCCGCGATTCTTCTTCTTGAATGCTCGTATCTTCTGGCAGACTTCGCCGCCATTGCGCTGGTCGCCCTTCTTGTCCGGGCTGGTGTTGCCTTCGATGCAGGTAACTGTGCCGTTGCCGTTATTCGTGATCACGATTCCAACGTGTGAAATGCGATCGAGCGCATCTCCTGGGAAATCAAAGAAGACGATATCGCCTGGCTGTGGATCTGCTGCTTCTGCAAGTGTCCAGGCCTTCTTGTCCATGAATGCTGTTGCTCCTGCTGGCGTGTATGTGCAGTTTGGAATCTTGACGCCGGCTTGTTTTGCGCACCAGTTCACGAATGCTCCGCACCAGGGTTGGTTTGCCTTCTGGTATTTCGTTTGGTTATCTGCTGGCCCTTCGATGTAGCCGAGTTCTGCTTTGGCTACTTCGATAAACTTATCGAGTTGGTTCACTTGCTTCCCCTTCTTGCTGCTGCTTCGGTTTAGATTTTAGCCCATTGGCACTCAGTATTCCTGCAAGCGTGCCGGTCAGAAAGACGCACAATGTGGAAACTAGATCGATGAAGGCTGCATCGTTTGGGGCCTGCGCCATTGGCTGCGTAATGAAAAGCAGGGCGTATAAAAGGCTGAAAACGGATCCGGCAAATACGATCGCCAGGATGATGCCAATCGTTACGATCAGGCGTGCGTGAAGTTCTTCAGGGGTGAAACGCTTTCTAGCCATTCTGGGTATCCACTTCTGGGAGAAGGTCTTTCGTGCATTGGCCAATCGCTTCGCATCGCGGCGGCTGGCACTCTGGGTTGCTCCAGTTTTCATATTCCTGGCATGGATATCGAACCCAGCCCTGGTATCCGCATCCGCTAAGGCTTACGACGATCGCTGTTGCTAAGGAGCAGGCTATAAACTTCATCGAGGCGCTTTTCCAATCGATTCACTTGGTCTTTGACTGAGCTGCCCCCGTTTGGCTTTAATTCTGCCAGGTAATGCTTGACCAGCCATCTGGTCATCGCGATAAAGGCTCCGCCGATCGTGATCAGCGAAACTGTAAGCGCCGCGTAATCCTGCGCGGTCATTGGTTGACTTCCAGAATATAAACGAGGGCGGTTCCGGTATTGGTTACGGCCCATACTTCTGTCGTCGCTGGCAGGTGCATCACGTCGTGGCTGTTGTTATCAACTTTGACTCCGTTTGAAGTGCTAACGGTGTTATCTCCGCCGATCCAAATGTTGCCAGATTCGTTATGAATGTGGACTTCTCGGAATATGTTTCCGGTTGCGACGATCTTCGTCGGGCTAGTCGTTACTGTGACTTGCGATGTGCGCATGGCGCTCTCCTGGTTTCTTCTGGATCCCCGATGCTTCTACTTCGTCGACGGCGTCATCGATCGTCCGGGTTGGTTCCCGGGTGCAATCGCCTTCTTGGTATCCCATTAAAGGGCGGCGATCTCGTCTTCTGTCAGGCCAAGAGCTGCAAGTTTGGCCTGGGCTGAGGCTTTGGCTGTCGCCTTTGCCTGTGCTTCGGCTTCTTCTTCGGCCTTGCGAGCTGCATAAGCGGCTGCATCGGCTTCGCGCTGTGCGATCTCTGCATCTGTCAGCTCGATCTCCAAGACTTCGCCGGTGGTGCAGTTTACTTCGATACGGGTTGGATTAGGCATTTGATACTCCATATAGGTAGGCGGTTGAGTATTGGACTAAAGTTGCGCTTTGAGTTGGAACAATAGTGATTCTGTTAATAGCGTCTGTGCTAGACCACAATCCAGCGGTTAAATTCATATATGCCAAAGTTGCATTGTTTTCAATTACAGAATCAACAGAATATGCTTTATTTTGAGAACCAGCATAATTTGGAAAATACATTTCTACATTGGCAAAAGTATTTGAGGTATTGCCAGCAGTATCAATCTGTGCTAAAAATCGAGGGTTGTCTGTTGCGCTACTGAAAGAGCCTGCGTTCGTACCGTCTGCTTCTATAGTCCTAAAAGTAAAAGTTGTGGTTGCGTTATTGAGGCTGATTCTTATGAAATCAGTTCCAGCTGCGCCACTTCTTAAAGACATTTTTAAGCATAAATCTGTATAAGTTGCAGGGATAGAAGTAAAGTCAATGGATGAAATTCCACCTGAGCCAGCGACTTGAGCTGAACCGATTTGAGTAAATGTAGGCATCTTTAGGCCGCCTTTATTCCGTAGAGGGTGAGAGTCGTGCCAGTTGCAAGATTAGCCGATGGCTCAAAGGCGACTTTGATTGAGTTAATTGCTTCTGGAGTTTTACGCCATAGGCTGACAGTCGTAGCTACTCGATCGCCTGCATCTGAGGATCTAGATAGAGTTGTTTTATATGTTGTCGTGTTAGCGTAATTTTGGATATTTATAATGTATGGTGAAAAGTTTGTACTGCCAGCCCAACCTGCGAATACTCCGTTGTACTGAGTTGTATATCTAAAACTTGATGCGCTTGAACCGTTACCCCACAACAAAGTTGTACTGTAATTTGAAGCCGTATCGCCATTATATTGTAAAAGTAATCCGTAAGTTGCCCCTACTGTATTTTTGCAACTGCCTACTAGAACTAGGTCTGTGTATGTCGCAGGGATGCTACTGAAAGTATATGAAGCCGTAGAACTAGGCACGGTGTATGCCGCGATCTTTTCATAAGTTGCAGTCATGATTACCCCTTAATTCCATAAAGCGCGAATGATGAGTACTGAGAGATGTTGGCAAAAGCTGAGTAAAATCTTATAGTGTCGATAGCATTCGTATTCGCCCCATAACTGCCAGACATCAATCTAATTTCCCCAGTAGATCCGTTCTGATCGACTCCAGTAAGAGATCGAAACGTTTTATTTTTATTTGTATTTTGATAATCTAATAAATCTATTACAGCTACGCCAAATACCCCTGCCGTACTTGTAGCGCCTGAAGATTGGATCATTTCTATATTTGTAGATGAGCGAGATCCTGCCGTAGCGCTTGCACCGTCACCTTTCAAGAAATGACCCCATAAAGTGCTAGTAGTATCTAAAGTACCGCCGGTGCCTACTCGCATTAAAATACCGTCATTAGTAAAAGCGGTTTCTGATCGACATAATACGCGTATCTGTAAGTGTTTATATGTAGAAGGGATTAAGGTAAAGTCAATTGAAGACTGGCCGCCCGATCCGACTGTGACAGTCGAGATTGACTCATAAGAATTCAAAGCCAAAGATGGCGCGAATAATCCGTAGGCCGAAGCTGAAAGGCCGCCCCTTGCTCCTAGTATCGGTGACATGAATTCCTCTTATGCAAATTTCGTCTGGCTTGCGAATACGGTGTAGGTCGGCGTCGCCGCAGTCTTGACGACCGTATAAACGTAGGCGTCAATGCTGGAGGCGTTGCCGGCGGCGAATGCTGTTCCACCCTGGTACTTCGGTGTTACGGCTGATCCGTCGATCTGCACCGCGCTATTGTAGTAGGCGGTGCTGCCCTGGGTGACGAGGTGCGTTACTGTGATCGCATCTCCTACGGCCAACATAGAGCTGAGTGTGGTTCCTGAATTGCCCCGAATATTGAGCGTCCAGTTGGCGCTCGCGTTGCTGGTGTAATAAAGGACGCCCTGGGTTACTGCGTCGAAGTTGATTGTTCCTGTGGCTGCTGTGGCCGATACTGTGGTGCGCTCTTCTGGGCTGAGAAGGGTCTTATTCGTCAGGGTGTCTGTGGTCGCTCTTCCTACGATCGTGTCGGTCGAAGTGGGAAGGGTCAGAGTGCCGGTATTGCTGATCGTGGCAATGATCGGGGTCGTCAGCGTCTTGTTGGTTAAAGTCTGCGCTGTGGTCAGATCGGCTGTGACGGCTGTGTCGATCGCAACGGTTGGAATCGGCCCGGTTGCGCTCGAGATGCTGATTCCTGTTCCTGCTGTCAGAGCTGTGATATCGCCGGTTGCTCCAACCCAGGCGGATCCGTCATAAACTTCAAGGCTGTTTGTGTCCTGGAGATATGAGACCATGCCCTCTGCCAATACTCCGCTTAGGGCTGCGGTTCGAGCTGCTGAAGATGCAAATACCATCACCGTCTGCTGCATCAGAAAAGTGTTGACTTGCGCTGCCGTCAAAACGTCGCCTGTTGCGAATAGTTTGTATCCTGCTCCTGCCATGATTTCTCCTTGTTAGTAACTGAGAACGCCTGCGACGCCCAGAATTCCTTGCGATGTACTATCGAGAATAAACGCCTGGATGATCGGTTCGCTCGTCAGTATCTTAGTGGTGAATGTTGTCCTTGTTATGTCGTGTTGCAGTCCTTGCACGAATAATTCGCTGGTGATTGATGTCGATCCTGGCATCGATTTTGTGACGTTGACCAGGTCGAATATCTCCAGGTCAATGCCTGCGATATTACGAGCGACTTGTCCGTCGTCGACCAGGTTGAGCGTCATCGAATCAATGCGAAGCGTTGCGTTCTTGCGTGATTGCAAGATCATCGTTGCCTGGTCTAGTGATTCTGTATCTGATTGCACCAGGATGCCGGTTCTGGCTCCTGAATGTTTGAAGTAGTTATCTATTGATGTCTGATCGGTGACGGTCTGGTTGGTTCCGTTCAGTCTTTGAACTGATACATCGTTCACGATCAAGGTGTCGTCAAAGGCCAGGTCAATCTGGGCGTATCCGATTCCTGTGCCGTCGTCGCTGAAAACTGTCGGTGTCGAGTCTGCGTACTGGCTGACTGTGGTTCTGGAGTAGAAGGTTGCATTTCCTTCTGCGTCCAGAAAGAAGCCACCGAATTCGCTATTTTCTACCGTCTGAATTGCTTCGAGGACGGTGCGATCTGCTGTTCCTGGATCGGCTTGCATTGTGCTATCGCCGGCGTTGATATCTCTTTGTGATGCTGGCCAGTCGACAACGTCGAGCAGTTTATTGATGCGTGTTCCGCTGAGTTGTCCTGCGCCTGTATCTGGTACTGAAGTGATTGCTGCGTTATTGAGAAGGCGGAAGCCGTCGACGCAATTGAGGATCACTCTGGAAACTTCATCGGCTCCAAGCGCGAACGTCGTATCGTAGCTGGTGATAAAGCCTGAAAATAAGTAGTAGCGCACTCCTTCGTAATCTGCAAAGATTCGAATTTTGCGCAGCGGTATCAGCTTGCCGTAATAGGGGCCTGCTGTATTGGCTGGGTTCCAGTCGCCGTTGTCGTCCTTGATCTCAACGACGGCCGTTCCTGCTTCGAATTTATTCAGGATTCGGTTGCGTCCTCTTCGGATTGATGATCGCAGGATGATAGATGTGATATCGACCGAGTCATCGGCTTCTGCGAGCTGGCCTGTTCCGAGTATGCCCTTGACGGCGTCATCTAGTGTGAATGCTGTCGCGATAAATGCCGGGCCGTTCACGAAGTCGATTGTGGCTCCGAGCTGTGGAATGCCTGCCATCAGAGTTGGATCGCTGTCTTTGTGATCGCCTGGCCGTTATTTTGGCCCTGGAGAATGGCATTGCGGATTGCGTTGACGAGGTCGCCTTCGCTGGTAACGCTGCCGTTTACAACGATGTTGACGGTTCCGCCCATCGATCCCATGCGGTTGAGTGGAATGACGGCCTCTGGCCCTGCTTCGCCGATCAGCGCAGCTGTGGGGCTGTTAACAATGCCGCCATCTGCCAATGCTGGCATGCGGTTGAGTTTGTTAATTAAGCCCTGGGTGGTGAAGTTGCTGCCGCCCACCGATGGCACTGGCACTGGCACTGGTGTCGCTGCCTTTGGAATAACTGGCCCGATAAAGCCTGGATCTCCCGGCTGTTTCGCAGTTGGAGATGGTGTTATGTATGGCTTGAATCCTGGTGGTAGTGGCGTTCCTGCTACTGGTGCTGGTGTCGCCGGCGCTGCGATCTTCGCTCCTGAAGCTGCAACGTAGGCGTTAAGAGCTGCAAGCGCGTCTTTCCATGATTGTGCTGCCTGGTTGCCGGGTGTAGGCCAAAGGTCGGAGGGGCTGACGCCTTCTGATATTTTCTTTGCGTAATCTGCTACTTGCTTATTTGTCATTCCCCACTTGATCGCGAGGTTATTGATCTCTTCATCTGAAAGTTTGCCGTCATTTAGCGCTGCGAAGAAGTCGAGATAAGTCTGTGCCTGTGCCTTTGTGACGCCCCATTGCGCTGCTAGTGCGTCGACTTCCTTTGTCGTAATCTTTCCATCATTGACTGCGAAGATTGCGCTGGTGTATGCAACCACCGCTTCTTTGCTTATGCCCCACTTCTGCGATAGGACGATTACTTCTTCTGCTGAAATCTTTGAATCTGCAACAACGCCGAGCAAGTCTGTGTATCGCTTGATTGCATCGTTTGCCTTCAGTTGCGCTTCAAGGTTTGCCAGAATTGCTGTGACGCGTGCTGCTTCCTGGATGTTCGCTTGCTTTACAAGGTTTAGGCGTGCTGCTTCAAGTTGGATCGGATCTGTTTCGTTTGTTGGTTTGATTTTGAATTTTGCCAGCGCTGCAAGCGCCTTCTGTGTCTGAATAAGTTTGAGGTCTGCTGCTGTGAGCGCCTTTGTGTTCTTTCCTGCTGTGCCAAGATTGACGTTGAGTCCTTTAAGGCTATTGAGAAAGTCGTCAGTCGTTCCGTTTAATCCGTCGAATGAGAATTCTAATTCTTCGCCTGTTGATTCAAGTTTGCTCATCTCGTTATTAGCAGTTTTTGTTACAAGATAAAGGCCGCCGAGTGTGGCTGTGAATGCGGCAACGCCTGCGACGGCTGCTGCGACTGAAATTCCGCCGGTGGCTGCTGCCTGTGCTGCTGCTGCTCCAAGTGCTGCAGCTCGGATTGCCTGGTAAGCCTTGACCAGTCCTTGTATCGCTGTAACGAATGCGATCACTTTGCCTGCTACGAATGTTGCTGCAAATATCGCGCCAAGTGTTATGAAAACTTCCTTGTGCTTTGCTACAAATGCAAAGACTTTGAAGATTGCAAATCCAAAGCCGACGATGGCTTTGATTGCCTGGGTCATAACGGCGACGAGTTTATTTCCATTTTCGTTCAGGAATGTTTGTATTGCTGGAATGACTTTAGTGATCATCACTGTGAATAATTCTTCAAGCACCGGCATGAGTGCTGTGCCTAGTGTTTCTTTGGCTTCGTCGAATGCAATGCCGAGGCGCTTCATTCTAAATTCGAAGGTGTTTGCTCTGGTTGCTGCTGCTCCACCGAATTGCTTCTGAAGAATTCCGAGAACGGCTGCGAAGTCTTTCGTCTTTCTTACGTTTGCATCGATCGGTACGCCGAGTTTGGTTAATGCTCCAAAGTTGCCCTGGGTTGCTTTCGTGATCGCAGATACTGCTGCCGTCAGATCAATGCCTGAGCCTGCTGAAAGGTCGAGCGCTACTCCTAGTAATCCTTGCGCTGCCGTAATGTCGCCGGTGACGCCTGCTAATTTGGCAAGGGCTGGCCTTAAGTCGTCATCAACGACTCCGAATGCTCGCTGAGTTTGATCAATATATGATTCGGTTGCTGCAATCGCTGCGTCTGTCGCGCCTGTGGTGTTCTTGAGTGAATTGGCAAGCAGCGCCTGGGATTTTTCATCTGCGATCGCAGCCTTGACTGAATCCACGCCGATCTTGACGGCGAATGCTGCGCTCGCTGCAGCTGCTAATCCGAAGGCCTTTCCTACCTTGCCTGCAAACTTATCGAAA